AGATGACCCGGGAGACGATGGTCCACAGGGCCATGAGGGTAGGTCGGATGACGGCGGTCCAGGCGAGGGCGAGGCCCGAGCCGATTCCCTCAAACAGCGGCTGCAACACCGTGCTCCAGAAGTTTTGGAGGCCCGGCCACAGCGTGCCGGAGATCCAGTCCCACGCCGCTTCAAGGGCCGGCTTGATCTGCTCTGTCCATGCCCTGTAGGAGATCTCGCCGACCGCGAGGAGCGCGTCCCGCAGCGTGAAAAAGAAGTCCACGAGGGCTGAGTCCTCTTCGAGCCCGAAGAGCTGCCCGTCGTATTCGCCTGTCGTGAGGATGCCCCACGCCGACTCGATACCCGGGATGAGCGTGTTCTTCGTGTAGTCGACGAAAGCATCGATTCCCGGCGTGACGTTGGTCGTCCAGAACTCCGCGATACCCGCGCCGAGGGCGTTGATCGCGTTCGCGACGTCCTCGTTCGTGTTGTAAAGGTAGATTAGGCCGGCGACGAGCGCGCCGATAGCCACGACAGCCAAGCCGATGGGGTTCGCTGCCATCGCAGCGTTGAGCCCCTCCTGCACGAGCGTCGTGTTCTTGATCCACTCGATGACCGTCGTCAGGACCGAGAAGCCCCAATAGGCGGCGACCGCGATCCCGATACCCTCACCCAGGGCGACCAGCAGATCCTTGTGCTCCTGGATCCAGCCGAAAGCATTGGAGAACATGTCCGACAGCCAGCCCATCAGGTCTGTGATCGTGGGCTTCATGTAGTCGACGAGATCCTTCACGCCGCCCATGATCGTGGCCTGGAGGTTTCCGGCGGCGTTCTCGATACGGCTCGTATCGCGAGCCGCGTTCGCTGCGACCTCATCGAAGCCGAGGCTCAGCAAAGCCTCGTTAAATTCCTGCGCCGAGATCTGACCCTGGGCCATTGCATCGCGGAAATTGCCCGTATAGGCGCCCGCGTCCAGGAGGGCCTTCTGAATTTTCCCGGACGCGCCGGGAATGGCGTTTGCGATCTGATTCCAGTCCTGCGTCGCCAGCTTCCCGGCCCCGTTGACCTGCACGAGCGCCAAGCCAACTTGCTTGTACGTCTCGGCAGAGCCTCCTGCGACGGCGTTGAGGTTACCCGCCGCCTCGGCGAGACGGTCGAAGCCCTCGACGTCGTTCGCCGCGAGCTGCGACGTGATCCCCTGAATATCCGATAGATCGTAGACGGTCTCGTCTGCGTATTTCTGTGCGGCGGCGCCCAGCTCCTCGATCCGATCAGGATCAATCCCCGCAAACTTGAGGGTGTCCGCGAATTTCTGGGTGGCGTCGGACGCGGCGATAGCCTCGGAGACGAAACCTCCGATACCGACGGCTGCGGCCATTGCTGCTAGAGGCGCGATCGCGCTCTGCGCGAAGCCCGCCATAGAGGAGAAACCTGAGCCCGCCTCGCGCGTGCCCCGCGCGGCCTTCTCCGCTGCCTGCGCAGCCTCGTCAAGGTCGCGCGTCGCCGACTCGATAGGCCCGCGACTACGGCCAGCCTCGGCACCCATCGTCGTAAAGCTCCGGCCCGCGCCCTCCGCAGCTTTCTGCATGCCGCCCGTAGAGGCCTGCATGCTCCTCGTCATCTTGTCGACGCTGGCCTTCGCCTCAGTGGCGGCAGCGTCGATAGGCTGACTGATGGACTTCGCGACCTGGGCGCCGCTGGAACCTACGCCAGAGCGCAGGCCGTTCGCAAAGTCCTTACCGGCGTTCTGCCCGATGCTGGGCAGCTGCGCTTTGGCGTCGGCCTCGACCGTCTTGAAGAAGCCCTTCATGGATGGGACGACGTCGACGTAGAGCGTTCCGGCTTTGTAGACGCCTGCCATGCGGGGTTCCTCTCTTCGGTTATTCTTCGGTGTCCTCCCAGTTCGGGAGTAGGGCCTTCATTGCTTCGTCTCGGAAGTCGTGAAGGTGGTCGGTGCGAGCGTCCTCGAGTGCGAGCTCGACCGCCGAGATGGGACGCGGATACGGCTCTTTGCCGCCGAAGGCAGCGGACACCAGATCGAAGATGTCCTGCAGGAGACGCACGACGGGGGTCTGCTCACGCATCCGCGCCTCGGTGTCGTCAGCGGTCGCTTCGGTCGCTGCGACGCTGCGCGCGATCTCCTCGAAACGGTCGGGATCGTTGAGGATCGCGACTGTCGTCCTGCTCGTCGCCCCGAGGCCGTCGATGAGGGTGAGCAGGAAGCGCCAGCGGCGGGCGCGGAACAGGGCCGGCGCATCCCAGCCCTGCTCCGCGAGATCAGAGATGATCTGCCTCTCGTACCGAGTTAATCGGTCGTAGAGGCGTTGCCTTCCCCCGCGTCGCCCAGCATGCCCTGATAATGTTCGGAAGCCTGGCGGATCAGGATGCCGAGCTGCCTCATGTTGAGCTTGCTGAGGAGCAGGTCCGCGTCCTCTGCGGTGAGCCAGGTGCGGATCATCTGCGTCGGAGCCTTTGAGGACTCCATCGCTGCCATGAACTTCTCAGCGGCCTCGGGCGTGAGGCTCAGCGGATCCGGGAAGCTGATGACCTGGCTTCCGATCCCGAAAGTGAACGGGGCCGGGGCCGCAGCCTTCTCCAGCTTCGCGAGGGCATTGAACGTGAACGTGGGCTGTGCCTTGTCAGACATGCGTGATCTCCTTATTTGTCTGGCGGTTGGTTACTTGTTGAAGGTGGGAGGCGCGGGCAGCGTCGGCTTCTCGTCGCCCTTGGTGTCGTCGACGACCTCCCAGCCCTGAGAGATGAGCTGGTTCTGCTCGACCGCAGAGTCGGTCTCGCGCTCCAGCTTGAGCTCGTCGCCGGAGTCTGTCTTGACAGTCTTGATGAACTTCATCTTTGGTCCTATCCGTGAGTTGATCTCCATGCGTGAGGTGTGGACGGGCGGGCCGTGGGGAGATCAACCACGGCCCGCCCGAGACTGAGAACAGGTCAGTTGGCCTGCTCAAAACCGATTGCGTCGCGATGACGGATCGCGCCGCTACCGCCGATGTAGTGACGGCAAGACGTGCCGGCGGTCTCGTCCATGAAGGCCGCGAACTCGAGGTCGAACTGCATCGCGTCCGACGCGGCCCACTTCTCGTCGGGCAGAGAGGACAGCTTGACGCGCGGGTAGCAGCGCCCGATCAGCCACTCGTCGGCGGCGGGTCCGTCAGCCATGACCAGCAGGAGACGGTACTCCGCGAGAGCCGGGATCGCGGCCTCGTCGAAGGTGATCTCGCCCGTGGTCTTGGATGCCTTGGTCTGCGACAGGTCGAGACCGTAGACGAGCTGCTGGATCGTCTTGCGGACCGGCTCCAGCACCGTAAGCTTCACCGACTTGGGCGCGCCGGTCAGGTCAGACCTAACCGCCTCCGCATATCCGAGTGCTTCGACCTCTTCGTTCTTCGCGTCGGCGGAGAACGTGATGCCGTCAGTCGTGATCAGACCCAGCGGCAGGAAGTCCGCCGGGATCTCCTTGAGAGCGCCGCCGGCGTCGGTGATTGCCGTCGGGACGGTCGCCGTCATCGGGGCCAGGAACGCAAGCGCGTTCAGGCCCTTACGCACGTTGGTCGTGCGGTTATGCCGCTTCTTGAGGGCTTCGATAGTGGTCACGTAAGACCCCTTCCTAATCAGGTGTTGTCATTCTGAGATGGGCCTGTGCGTGACCGTGGCCGTCATATGAACGACCTCGACAGCCTCGAAGTATGGCTGCACGCCCAGGGTTGAGTCGACCTCGGCCTCGTCTACCCAGCCGCGAGACCCGACGACCGGACGGACGCTGAGCGCCCCCTCGATCTGGTCCGCGAGCGTGGTTGCGCCGACGTCGGCGGGTGAGGCCGGGGTCTTTGCGTAGATTGAGATTGAGATCGTGTCTGCTCGGTCGTATTCGCCGGGGTCGGTGTTTACGAGCGAGACGTGTGCGAGTGGGAGGGGGCCGTCGGTGAAGCCTGGTTGCAGGACGCGCGCTGTCGGGATGCCGGTCGCTGTGGCGATTGCGTCTCGGATGACTTGTACTGCGTCGGTGTAGGTCACTTGAACCGCCTCCGTTTA